GGTTTGGCGGTAGCCTATCTGAGCCAAGGCGCCAGCGTTTCGCAGGTTGCCTCAGCACTCAACGTTCACCGTTCAACCATTTACAGGAACCTAAAGCATGAATGTTTTCATCCTCGGTCTGCGAGTCACGGAAACGGCTCAGGAAGATGAAGGAACTTTAAACGTTCTAACAGAATCACTTCCATCTAACGACAAACGAGTACCAACCAAAGTACAGCTCCTTCAAAACAAGGATCATTACGTCGGAAAACTTCTTAACGGCTTAAAAAAAGACGACACTGTTTTAGCTGTAGGGCCGACGCGTCCGACTCCCGATGGATGGCTGCAAATGCAGCCCATGCTGGTTGTTTCACAAGAAACTAACTTCGACGATCTTTTAGCGATCAATCTGTTTGTTGCCACGGGTGGCTTAGGTCCTAAGGCAGATGAAATCGAGTTGAGTGACACTACTGTCACAAACCGTTCTCTTGCATGGCAGACAGATAATGCCGAAACAGCATGGTTTAAATTGACGGGTTGGGGTGAGCTTTCTAAACAGCTCTCCGAACTAGCGCCGGGTACTCCGACAATCGCCGTGGGGCGCGTCTCCACAAGCGAGAAGGACGAAAAGTGCTATCTGAACTACAACTTAGAAAAAGTTCTCTATCTGCCTAAAACAACTAAAACCGCTCCTAAGAAGGCTGCTGATCCAGAAAAAGGAAAAGTGGCCGCTGCTGCTCTCGGTTCGATTGATTTCTCTCTCTGATTTGGTGCTTTCCCATGGTTTTTATCGCTGGTCAATTTTCTGAAGACGAAATTCTCTGTAACGTTCCCCCGCATACACTACGAATTGATCTTCAAGCTCGCCGCTGGAAATCAGACGTAGACCCTGAGAACGCAATCGTTGATAAGAACGATAACGGTATCCCCATCGAATTTGTTCTTCTCGGTTTTGTTCCCTACTTCGGAAATCTAGGGCTTCGTAACTGCGAAGAGTTTCTTCGCATCGCTTACATCGGTGTTAGTCCCAAGCATCGTTTGTTGCCACCGCGTTGCGTAAGTACTTCGATGATTGGGGGTAAGTCCTCTCAGAAAAATTTCATTAGTTATTTCCAAACTCTGTATAACAACCGTATAAACTGCGCGTCAATTATTACATCAACAAAGTTCGTCACTCGCAGCTTCAATGAGCGAGATCCCATGACGGGAGCTGACGGAGCAAAGATTAATTTCAACGCACTGGAATTTTCTGATCGGCCCGCCGAGACTGAAGAAGAACAAAAACTAATCGAAGACATTAATGTTTGGCTTTCAAACAAAGGGACGAACCTCATCACGTCGGCGCTCAAGTCTCACATTCCTGGATCGGATCTGGTTGAGCTTCCACTTGGCGCAGACCATCAGGAGATCAAGGCGCAATTCGCCGCCACGCGTCCATCCTCACATGACCGGGCACTGGGTTCTGCTCCTGTCGCTAAGGCTCTTAAGTCCGCTTCTGATCTGGATAACACAGAGGAGAAGCCAGAACCTCCGCAACCAAAAAAGGCGTTGGAGCTGACGGAAGAGCAAGCTAAGAGTCTCGGGTTAGACTTCTGAAGCGAAGCCACTAACAGAGGGGCGTCATTTGACGCTCCTTTTTTTTGTGCAAACTCATGATCAAACATCGAACACTTCGAATCAAGAAGGATCCGTACTGGATTTCTGTCTATCTGACTTACTGGGGTAAGCACACCTGGAATCTCGGCGCAGCCATTTGCAAGTCAAGACGAGCAGCTAACGATTGGAACAGAGGAAGATATAAACGACGACGTGTAAAAAAATTTATGTCCTCCTTAAACCCTTCGACATTCGCTCACATGTACGCTTTAAAACGTCTTGTGCAAACAGCAATCGAAGTGGTTCCCCACGGGGACGGTGTGGTGATTTGTCCAGAACAGTTGGACAGAACTTGTCTCGCTAAGTTCGCTGAGAGATTCGGGTTTACCTATCATCAATCGGATGATGTGTCTCTTTGGGTTCTAATAACTCATCCAGAGGCGGTAAAATAATGTTATTAGAAGCACACCAAACAAGTAAACGAGAAAACAAATTACTACGTATTTGGTACTGATTGTGCATTATTTCAAAATACTTTAAAAGTTCCTCTTTACTTAGTTTCTTGGCGTCCAGCATGATCCTCTGGTGGAGGAACTGCTGCTCCGTGGTAGTCCATGCAGAATTTAACATGGTCCTAAGGTACCTAAAAGTTACTGTAGACAACAAACGCACGTCAAACCTAAATAAAATCGCTAAACTCAGCAAACCCTGACCTGCCCTACCCAACCAACATCAATGTCAGATTTTTACACGGTTCCAAAGGGTGTTACCCACGCGCTGATCAAACACTCGTTCATCACGGGAAAAATTTTGGTTCCGCATGATCCTCTTGGTATCCTTACGGATCAACTGAGGAAACACAACTTTACAGTTGTGCGGAACGAAAACGAAGAGAACATCGTCGACCCCATCTGGTGGGTCGGAGAAAAGAAAAAGGAATACGACTGGGTTATTGCGTGTACAATGGGAAACTCTGAAAGAAATGAATACATTTTGGAGTATGGTATGCAGATAGCAACACAGGGGATTGCGGTGCTGGATCGACTGTCGTTCATCGAACCAGTAGCTAAAAGAAAGACCTTCTTACTTAAGAACAAACTGTCGAATATGATTGTATTGAGTCCGCGTCCTAACTACAGAGCGGTGGGCTCCACGCGGGATTCCGTAACGAGCTGTTGGTTCCTCTTCCAACGTCCGGAAAACTGGCGAGATGGCACACAGGTTACATTCGGACTAGATTGGGACCGCGTTGATCCCTTACCAGATCTAGACTAATGGGACTCAGATCACAAAATTTCGAGAAATTCCAAAAACAAGTTCTTGAGGCTCTGGAAACCAACAACAAAAAACTAGAGAAGATCTGCGCGTTACTGGTCTCCAACCAGCTTCTATTAGAATGTATATCACCTGAGGGAACTCCGCGTACAGCTCAAGAGTGCGCAGAGATCGTCACGGAAAGCTTCTGTGCTGGTATGTGCTTGAGCGAAGAGCTCAGCGACCGAGGAAGGGAATTCGATTACCAAAAATCCGAATTCTTTATTGAAGAGGAAGAGGAAGACGAAGAGTATGAAGAGGAAGATGATGAGGACGATGACAACCAGAACCCGTTTAACTCGAATCACCCGTCTATGACTTTTTGACTTAAATAGAGTACTCTTGGTTTAATTCGACACAAAATTGTGTCCCAAACAAGATTAGTACTCAAGGGATTAAGGCACTACAATTGCGCTGGTGTTCCGAAGCCTCTTCCTTCTGTAACGAGCATCCTTTCTGCCACGCAGAACGAGGAGACGCGGCGGAAACTGGCGCATTGGAACTTATCGAATCCGGGTGCGCTTGAAAAAGCAGCGGAACGCGGGACCTGGATACACAGTGCTACAGAGAACTACATTAGGGGTTTAGAAGTAAGTCCTCCAAACGAGTACCGTCCTTACTGGGATGGTATGCCTGCCAAGCTCGACGAACTCTTGGACGGAGCAAGAGTTCTCTGGAGTGAGGCCCCTTACAACGCCCCTCAGTGGAACAAATATGTAGGAGAGGATGGTGTAGGTAGACTACATTACTACGACGAGCACACAGAGCACGGTTATGCGGGGTGTCCTGACTTAATCTATAAAGACTCGAACGGAGAAATAGTCCTCGCAGACTTCAAAACAAGCACGTCTCCTTACTCCCTTAACTATCCGAAAGCGAAGAGTTCGATTCCGCCTGAAATAAAAAAGGCGTTGATCGGCGGGGTCTTCAAGGCAAAGAAAACCACGCTGCAGCTAGCTGCTTACACGCTGGCAGCCGAAACGTGCTTAGGGATAAAAGTCGATAAAACGCGGATCATAGTGAGCACTCCGCTTCCTGAATTTAGCGTTCAAGTATTTTCTTTCAGTCGAGCTCAGCTAGATAAACATACAGAACAATGGTTGGAAGTAGTGAAAGACTTCTACGAAAAGTTCAACAAAGAAGATTAATCGAGTATCCTCTATTTATACGTTGTTAAGCTAAATTTCTTTAATAACAGTTAATGATCCTGGCTGGCCGCGTCCGGACGAGCGTGCCAAAATACCAGGACGGGATTGAGTCATGCGCTTTTTTTTCAGCCGAAACCAAGTCGTCCGCTCCGCTCTCAACCCCGCAACCGGCAAGATCCCCACGGGTGGGAACTTTACAGCATTTAACGAGAACTGGAAGCAACAGGAAGATACTGTAGATAAGATTATAGAGTACGTGCAGAGAAGCGAAGGTCTTTGCGCGTGGCATCTAGTCAATAATAAACGCACACGAAATGGCACTGGTTGTATAAAAGCAGGATTGATAATTATCGACATTGATAATCAAGCTGACGGTAAAGATAGTGAAGGAAATAAAATACAAAAACAGGAACTAAACGAGGAACAAGCTAAAGAACTAGAGATCTGTAAAAAATATCTAAGTTTTGCATACTACTCTCCTAGTCACGCGGAGGGGTGGCCTCGCTTCAGACTTGTATTCGGCTTAGAAAAACCCATTATCGACACTAACTTTTACCAGTGGTTAACGAGAGAAATAGCGAAACAAATTCCTGGCTCAGATAAAAGAGCTACGCAAGTACCTAATCTTTTCTACGGCGCAAAGGAGGGCACAGAATTAATTTATAAATCCAATAAATTTATACCAAGTGAAAAAATCGATGAGGCGTATTTAAATTACCTCAAGT